GAGGTTACGTACTATCTCCGGGCAATTCTCTAGCCCGTAGTCCTTCACTATAGACGCTACCGTCTTCTTCCTCCGGACACTAAACGCATCAGGCAGCTCTCGCCTCCCTTCCCCCAGCGCGTATTGCCCTGCGGTCTGGGTTTCGAATCTTAGAAAAGTTTCGTCGTCTTCGAACACTCCCATAGCACACGTGCCAAAGTTTCCTAGCTCGCCGTATGCGGTCTGAAGACTGTTGTATAGGTTTGAAATCGAGAACACCCGGTACATAATCTGGGTGCAGGTGAATAACCATTGCTGGACTTCGGGGTCCTTATCGAGGACCACGTCCCCCGATGATAGGCGGAACCACTCCCGCGCTGGAGACGTAATTCCTGACATGAGTCCCGCGGTCAATACTCTAAGGGCGAGTATTGGTGCGTTATTGAAAATCTTGTTGTCTCGACGCTTCCCTTGATTCACATCGCCGAGGTCGTACCTCCCCCGATGAACGAGGAAGTTCTCTGTCAAGTCCCTCCACGTTTCTAAGAAAGACTGTCTCCCCTTCTCCATCGAAGCGACTCGTCTTTCTAGTTTCCTCAAGTCCACGCTATGGCGCATTATCTGGCGCTCCCCAGTAAAGTCTTGCCTGAGCTACCTCGGCTCGCTCCTCCCGTGAGGAGAGTGCCCATTGCCTCTCTCCGCTCGCCCTCTATTGGTGTCTGGTCAGGCAGGCGAGGCGCCTCCGGAGGGAGGGGAGGTGGTTCTGGCGTTTCAATTTTTGGCTTAGGAGTACACATATTCCTTCCTCAAAAGGGCTCATATCTGCGCACTTTAGCAGGTTCGCCTGCGTATGGGAAGAGGTCGTCCTCGTCCTCTGCGTTAAGCTTCAAGAGGTTCACCGCTGTCTTGCTCGCGAACGTCAACAACATAGCGTCCATGTCATCGGGGGACCTCCCGATTCGTTGCTTCATGTGTCGCTTCGATTCCATCAGGAGTCGGTCCTTGCTGTCGAAGGTGAACTCTCTGTTCGTCAAGTCCTCCTCTAGCTCCTCCACGTCAGGAAGCGCTCCGCCCGATTGCATCCACTCTAGTAGCCGTGAACTCATCTCCGAGGTCCTGTCCGCGAACTTCGAATCTTCCTCCGCCCGGTGCCCGAACCCCACGTCAACGACATTGTACCCCAATTGCCTCAGCCGGTCATTGATGGGCCCTCCCATAGAGCCCACGTCCCCGAAGCAGATGTCGGGGCGATGTCGGTCCAGCACCGTTGCAATCATCGCGGCAACTTTCATCGAGTCCCTCGACTTCTCCGCGGGGATTTCATATCGGTCAAACGTCCTCGCGTCTCTCCCCCTGCGGAACTGAATCACGCACTTATCCGAACCTCCCCTCGCGTAGTCGAGACCACACACCAAAGGTTCTCCTCTCAGCCCGAGAGGAACTGGTCTCTTTCTCGCAGCAGAGACCACGTCGGTTGGGAAATACTGGAGGTCCGACGCCCGCGGGAACACGCCCCGAACACGAACGCGGAAGAAGTCCGAGTCTTCCCCGTGCACCTCCGCCCATTCATTCAAGAGCGCCTTGTTAGTCCACCGTACTGTACGGCTGTCTACTTGCTTTGTCCGCCAGCGACTATCTGCGAATTTCTTCTTGAACTCCCCGGTGTTCCTCGTGGGGTTCCCAAACGCGAAGAACATAGGCTCGCCGTCCGTAAGTCCCCCTTCCGCTACCTCCCAGATGACGTCAGGCACCGCAGAGGCCTCGTCAAAAATATAGAACGAGGTGGAGTTCATATTGTGCTGACCCGCGAACGCTTCCGAGTTCTCCTCTCGACACGTCACCGCGTCCACTCGCCACGTCTCATTGTACGCGGGGTGGTACAAGCTCAAAGACCCCTTACCTGAGTTCAGCTCAAACCAATGCCCCACTATGCACCGGTTCTTCCACTTCGCTAATTCACCCCATGTCTTGGTCCGCAACTGGTCCCCGGTATTCGCCGTCACCGTGCCCTTCGCGTGGGGCCGGGTGGACATGATGAAGAGTATCAGAATCGCCACCAACGCAGACTTCCCGATACCGTGCCCCGAAGATACTGCTGAGCGGATGGGGACTACTGGGTCTACGCCGTTAAACGCCCGGTCTTTTATCGCCTCCCCCAGCGCTCGGAGTTCTTCCTCTTGCCACGGGTCAAGCCCGTCAATCCCCGCCAGCTCCCCGTGCCCCCAGTCGAATGCCCAGTACGCCCACGACACTGGGTCGTCGTAGTACATGGCGCACCTTCTCTGGAGTTCCTGCTCAATCGACTCAATGTCTCTCGCGTCCATTCACCACCTCATAGAAAAGAAATCTGTGGAGTAGCCTCTTCGAACTCCGCCTCAACCACCTCGCCGGTGTTCCGCAGTCGGGCTCTCTCCCGTCCCCGTATGAGACGCTCTGCTAACTCCTCCCCCACTTTGAGCTCTACCTTATCCGCCGCGAATGCGTCCACCACTGCCATCTTCCCTATGAGCTCCAGCGCCTTGTTACTCGCAGACAAGTTCCCCATCTGCCGCGCCAGCTTATGGTTATCCACCATCTCATAGAGAAGCCACTCCGCCGTGATGTCGGAGGCCGCCATCCGCCTCTGCAACACCAGATTGACAGCCCGCTTGACATCTACCTGTGAGAGAAGTCTCTGTCCTTGGGACACGTCCAGCCCGCACCGCTCGGCGGCGAGTCCCGGGTTGAAGTCTTTGGTGTACTCAATCACGAACGCTGCTTGACCTACATTCAGGTTCCGTAGCTCAGGGATTGAGATGTAATCTTTAACGCTCATGGGTTCTCTCGGTCATGGGTCTTATTCACTCCCCTCGAAGTATAGCACGATTCTGGGTTTCTAAAATAATTTTAGGTCCACAATTTTTTCTGAACAGAATTTCCATTTCCCTTTTCAGATTTGGTTCCCCAGACTCGAGGCTCACGGATGAGTGTGGCACAACTGTTTTCGGTTTTCGGGAAAATTGTACAGGGCTTCCCCTCCTCCCTAGGCCCCCCTCGAACCTAGGGCCCCGCCCCCCTCGTTCGCGCACAGAAAACCCCCAGCGAAATCAATGGCTTAGCCCACGGCGCCCGCTCAGCCGCCCCGCCAGACCCCAATGGAATCAATGACTTAGCACGCGGTGGCCACACATTCCCACCATCGCGGCCCCCGTGGTATCAATGGCTTAGCCCACGGTGACCACGTGGTCATGCCATCGCGCCCCAATGAAATCAATGACTTAGCCCACGGTGACCGCGGGGCCACGTCATCGCGGCCCCATGGAATCAATGACTTAGCGCGGCCCCGCCCCGCTTTCACCCGAGAGAATGCCGGCACGCGGGGCCCGCGGTCCTTACACGTTCCCGTGTCACGAATTCGTGCAAACACGTTCCCGTGTCACGAATTCGTGCAAACACGTTCCCGTGTCACGTTCCCGTGTAATTGTGGTCACGTGTGGCCAAGGCGTGACCACAGTGCTGACCGGCTAAGAAGTCCAGTCCATGCGGCCTACAGCGAAGTGTGGTCAAAGGTCACCGGTTTTCACCGTATCGATATCTTTATAAAATCAAAAAAATATTTATATAACAGCTATACTATTCTTATATTATTACTATTCTTATTGTATCCTATCGCCCCAAGCCCAGGGTTCATGCGGCCTACAGCCGGTCAGCACTGTGGTCACCCGCTGACCACAAAAACCGATAGCTTTATCCTATGACACCTAAGTCATTGGTTTCGTTGTGTTTATTCTGAGTCTCGAATTCGAGTCCACTAAAAGCGTTGGCCACACCACCGGCCACCGGCCCCAAACCGTGGCCACACTTACACGAAACCGCGCCCCATTCCCGTGTAAGCACCCAAAACCGTGTTTCGTGACTGGCCGGTCACAGATATGTGTTGACACCCAAGTCATCGGGCTTTATGGTTGCGGTCAGACACCAAAAAACATGAGGGCAATAACATGAAAACAAGTAAAACAATCGCAAAAGTAAAAAACATAGGCTTAGCACGAGTAAACATAGGCTTAGCACACCCACACGGCGGCTTTATATCGGTGGGCAAGGCGCTTTCAGCACTTATACGCATAGGGTACCTTGCGCTGTCGTTCCGCATAGAAGTTAGCCGCACCGAACCCACGGTGGTTGCAACGGTTAAGGGCCTACCTTCCGCACGGGAACTGTACCGGTTAAGCGTACTATGCGAGCAAGAGGCGGTGGCAGCGTTCGACGGTGTGACTGGCTTACTAGAAGGCCCTGAAGCGCACAAGTGGGGTGAATTCAACTTAGACTATTTCATTCAGTAAGAGGTAATACAGCCATGAATAATGCAATCAATTTTACAACGTTCCACCACCCCACGCGCGGCCCGCGGTCATACGTCGCGCGAGAGGTGTACTACAACGGTCTCACCGGTACTTATTGCACGGCCCTAGGCAACTATGCCGCCTATTTTGACGGGCGCAAAGGACTACGCACGGTGAAAGCTGAAGCGGCGGCCGTAATGGAACGCCGCGGGCTTATCGGGCTCGCGGTGTGGCATAGCCATGAAACACACATTGCGGGCTTCAAGCCGCTTTTTGTGGCCCTGAAGGCTGAAGCGCCAAAAGCGCCGTTCGGGGAATTATGACCGGCCAGTCACGATTATATGTTGACACCCAAGTCAACGGGCCCTATGGTGGGCCCACGTACAACGAAAACCATGAGGAATAAGACCATGAAAACAAGTAAAATCACTTTCACCGTAACACCGCTCGCGTTTAACCCCGTGCACGGCCGCCTATGGCCAATGCCGGCCTACTCGAGAGAGTTACGCGCCACCAGCCTTGCTGAAGCCATACGGCACGCCAAGGCCGGCCTATCGCAGTGGCGGGACCGCGGCGAAACAATGGCCGCGACGTCGTGCGAAGCTTTCACGGTGGAATACGCGGGCGTAGGCGGCACGCAAACGGTTGAGGTAAGTCTCACATAATAGCGCCCAAGTAGCAGGGCCTTCTAAGAGGGCCTTGCAGCTTGGACACTAGAAAAAAGAGGGCAACAACATGGACACGATAACAGTAATTCCACGGCACGAGAGCCTATGGCTAAGCAAGGGCGCGTTCCCGTACTTCCCGCCAAGCCACAAGCACGTTGTGTTCTGCGCTATCGCGACACCAACGGGCCGTGTAAGCAAGCATTGGGCGGCGTTCTACTTCCTTAATGACGTCTCGGAACTGTACGCAAAGGCTAAGGTAGAACAATGGCTGGGCACCCAAGTGGCAAATAAATTGGCACGCCTACCCCGCGGGTACTCGGTGCTGGAACTAGTAGAAATAACGGGGGGCCACCTACTTGCGGGCGCCACGTTCGAAAAACCAACTAAAAGCAATTAAGAGGGTAAAACCATGAGAAAAATCGAGCTGAAAGTAATTGACGCGGTCCTAGGTGGCTATGACGCAAACCTAGGGAACACTGAAGTCACCCACGCCAACGGCGTGGCATCGGTAAGGCTATTCGGCCACCTCATCGCAGAGTACGTAACACGGCACGGCGACGAGCACCGCGGGGCCCTACGGGTATGGCACGCGGGGTACCCCACGCGCACCACCGCCAGCAGAATCAACGCGCTGGTTAAGGGCCTCACCGGTGTAAACCATAACGCTATGACCGTACGCAAGGGCGAGCCGTTGTTTGAAGGAACTCCGTTCGAGACGGTCATGGAAGTGCGCGTAACGCTCGCAGACACGTACGGCGACACGTTCTCTTTCAAGCCACTAAACCAATAAGGGGTAACACCATGAGCAAATACATTACGCGCGTTCAACGCTCCACGCCCACCAGCCCTTGGAGCGCCGAGAGCACCTTAAGATTCAAGCGAGAGGGCGGGAAACGGGTGGTGTTAGAGCTCAAAGCTCGCACCACAAAACACCATAGCGGGGCATTCATGCACCACATGGTCACCGCATCCCACGTGGTGGACGCAGAGGGCGGGTACGAGACCCACCGCCACGTCGTGGGCGAGGACCTTGCGCAAAGCGTCGCGCTGGGTGGCGACGTGCCCAAGCGCCTCACCCGCAAAGCGGTGGAGCGCATACACCTTGCGGCCATGGAGCGCCTACCAGAAGAGGCGGCATTGAAGGCGGTAAGGGCGTTCTATAAGGACGTATACCCTGACCTGACCCTAGCATAGGAGGTAAACCATGAACACATTCATCATATTTAACACTAGCAACTATGACACGTTGAGCGACGCGCTGGCCGATGGCGCGGGTAAGGTAATACACGCACCATTGGACCTTGCCGGACTCCAAACACTATTGGACGACGTGACCGAGTACTGCTGTTCAATTCACTTCGAAGCGGTGCCGGTACGCGGGCAAGTAGCACGCCAACTGGCACGCGGGCATCATGTAGCACGCCATCTGGCACGCGGGCATGTAGCACGCCAACTGGTACCAAAAGAAACCGACGAGTAAGGGGAACGATATGATAGCCATCATTACACCCGTGGGCCCTGAGGGCCCCGTACTAGGACAACAAAAAGCAATCGAAGGCGAAAGCCTAGGGGACCTACTTCAGCAGGCCGCCGAGCACGTGGAGGCGCTGAAGGCCATGGACCCCGAGCTAGCGGCGGTGGGGGCCGACGTCTCTTATCACGCGATAGGCGGCCCCGCGGTATTTAGATTGAGAGGTGAAAGACTATGATGCTATTAAACGAAAAAACGCTAAGGTTCGGCTCGAAGGAACACGCAAAACTCAGCGGGCTTACTGCGGTGGAGGCGGCGGCCTTCCATGGTGTGGAGGTGCGCACGGAACGCGCGGGCGATGCTTGGATTGCTAGGTTTTCATGGGCGGGGGAAGGTCCCCCATCATGGTACGGCAGGGACGAGGTGACGCGGGAACTACCGGCCCGCTACACGGCGGGCACCAATGAGGCCGACGTGAAAGAGGCGGCGGCCATGGCGTTGAATGAATTAGTCCCCGTGCGCCGTCTACCCAAAATAGGCACGGTGCTGACCGTACGCTATGACGATAAAAACAGGGCTTGGGTCCCCGTGATATATGGCCAGTTCTGGGTGAACAAGGGCCCGCATTCCCCTGAGTTCTGTATCTGTGCTGATTCCTTCGGGCCAAGCACGGCGATGGACACCCGAGAGGTGACCACGTGGGCTGTGCAAAAGCTAGGATTCGACGAGGCACCCGAGGGATTCTAGGCTATTTTTTAATCAAAAATAAGGAGAAAAACCTGATGAAAAGCATAACTAGGAAGGGCAGAAAATTTGACTACGAGCGGGGCATAGCGTACGCGGTCATCATGCTCGCAAGCGCATCTCACCGGCGCGCTGAGGCCGACCGGCTTGAGTCCAAGCTGGGTGGCATGGGGTACGATAGCGAGAGCTCAAAACAGTTCGATGACGGCATTCGGGACTACCTGAGAATGGCGGCGAACGCACGCAAGGACTACACCCCCACCCTTGCTGACATCGACTGGGCCGCTGGAATTTTGGAGGAAGAGAGCCAGCAGCTCGCGCGGACATTGAAGCGGGGCCTATGGGCAAGCACGGCGGCGCTGGTCGCGGTCGCGCTGACCATGGTTTTCTTAATCGTGACTGGGTAGTCACAAATAGACGTTGACAGGGAAGTCAATGTGCCACATAGTTGGCGAACCAACGCAGCAACGAGAGGATACAAGAATGGACGCGAAAGGCATTGAGTCGAATGAACAGGAACTCCAGAGAAGGAGAGCGAAGTGCTACGACGACCCCGTGGCGTGGGCGTACTGGGCGTTCGACTGGCTTGCCCCTTGGCAGGAGGAAGAGCTCCGAGCGCAGGGGGAGGCGAACCAACGCAGCAACGAGAGGACTTGAGAATGAAAACGAGAGAGGAAGTGCTACTGGCCCGCATCCGCGAGTTAGAAGACGAAGTTCGGTCGCTAACTAAGGAGCGAGAGCAGGTAGCTCAGATTGGGTACGCAATATCTTCTGCCCTACTAGGAGTCATAGGAGCGGTGGAAAGAGAGCTAGGGGTGGACGTCGGCAAGACCATTATCGTAATCGCAGGTGAGGCCACTACCATTGATGAGTTAAGAGAAGAAGGAGGAGCACATGAGCTCGAAGTCACCATACATTAAGCTCACGAAGCAAGTGTTACGAAAAGTAGCACTCGCTTTCGTGGACGGGGAGACGCTGGTACGCGGTCCCCTCATAGTCGCCCAAATTGATGGCGAGGTCCAGTTGAGGTCTTACGGTGAAATCATCATGCGTAAGACGGGGATTCACCTCTATGCGGGGGTGGGCACTGACCCTGTACTAAGGTCGCACAACGTGGAGGTAATCGAGGAGGTCCTGTCGTTCTATGGCTGCTACATTCACACCGACGAGACAGATGGCGAGTATTCCCTGTGCACTCACCACCAAGTGGCCGAGACAGCGGACGGGTTTGAGGTCGGAATATGGGTTCTCCACCAAAAACCTCACATCCTTCCAGTGTTTGCGGCCTACCCTCATTTTACGGTGGTGGACCGCGCAGGCACTTACCGAAAAGGCCCCGTGCCCCAGAGACCTGAAAACAGCGTTTTCTGGGGGGACGTAGAAGAGCCCACAATCGAAGTGACGGTGGGGCTATTGACCCCGACTGGTCGCCCTAGCAAATCAGGTAAAGGGCTTTCAGCCCACGTGACGGCGAGCGACCCCCGAGTGCAGTGGCTCTCTCGAGGTTCGGTGACGCTGCTCCTACTTAACCAGATTGCGTGGGCGGCGTCTTCAGACCCGATAATCAGGAAGAGCCTGCATGACCTAAGGAGAGCAGGGCGAAAGTTAAACACCATAGTGGCGAGGGAGGAGTACGCATGGCCATGTTAGAAGAAGCGACAATCATTGTGACAGGTGCGAGCCGCTTTGAGGTGACAGCTCGAGCGGGATGGCAGATGAAGCGCGCAGAGCAGGCGGGGTGGATAGTGAGCACCGTCACTTACGAGAAAGTAAAGAGCATTGGAGTGCCCGACTGGAGAGCGCTAATAGAGGTGGAGAAGCACCGCCTAAAGGAGTTCAGGGTCACGGCGGGGAAGCCGAGGGAAGCGAAACGCTGGTACCCAGACTTCAAGGAGGGAGAGTTGATTCTTGCCCCCACGAAAGAAGACGCACAGGCGCTGATTGACGAGAGATGTCTCGAGGCACAGACATACCTAGACCCCGCGTTCGATGAGCACGGGCCACGGGTAGTAGGAGAAGAAGGATGAGAGCATTGATAGGGTTTATTTTTATAGCCGTGGCCTCAATCGCAATTGGGGTCGCCCTCGCGGGCGGCATCAGAGACAAGGTAGGCCTATTGGAAGAAGCATGGGCGGGCGTTGTGACTAAAGAGACTGGGAAGGGAAATTCTGAGCCCCCAGCCGCCGAGAGAAGCGACGCCGTCCGAGTCGCGAGGGAGTGCCTCGCTACGAAAGGGGCAGTGACTGAGACTTTTCACGACCGCAAGGGCAATCTGACAAAAGTGACGTGCACCGCGCGGGTGAAGAAGGAGAACTGAGATGGTCAAAGGGAAGAGGATAGTGGTTTGGTTTAGCTGTGGGGCCGCGAGCGCCGTTGCGGCAAAATTGACGTTGGAAAAATATGGAGAAGGGAATGAGGTGAGAGTGGTCAACCAGCCTATCGCGGAAGAGCACCCAGATAACCGAAGATTCTTAGAAGATGTTTCTAAATGGTTAGGTCAGGAGATAGAAATATCCCTGAATCCAAAATACCCTGACGCCTCTTGCGTAGAAGTGTGGGAGGACCGGAAGTTCATGAGCAGTCCACATGGAGCGCCGTGCACTTTAGAGTTGAAGAAGAACGCCAGAATTGAGTGGGAGAAGGAGAACTCCCCGGACTTCCATGTTCTGGGGTTCACCAAAGAAGAACAGTCGCGGTCGGAGAGGTTCAGGAGGTTTGAGAGAGAGAACCTTCTTGAGGTCCTCATCGAAGAAGGACTCACTAAACAAGATTGCTTCGACAAAATCGAAGAGGCGGGGATAGAGCTGCCTGAAATCTACAAAAAAGGGTTCCCCAACGCTAACTGTATCGGGTGCGTCAAGGCATCCAGCCCCACTTACTGGAATTTGGTAAGGGAGAAATTCCCTGAAGAATTTGAAGCGAGAGCCTCCCAGTCGAGGAGGATAGGGGCTCGGTTAGTGAGGGTTAAAGGGGAGAGAATTTTCTTAGACGAACTGGACCCGGAGGCGAAGGGGATGCCCTTGAAAAAGTTCGAAATCGACTGCGGGATTTTTTGCGAAGAAAAGGAGGGATAGTCGTGGAGAAATTCATAGTGCAATGGTCTGAGCTGGGAAGCACCAAGTGGCATTCCATAGGAGCGTACACCCGAGTAGAGGATGCGATTAAAGAGGCCTCTGAGTTCATAGCTAAACGGGTGTATCTGAGAATCCAAAGCGCGGTGAGAGTGCGCGTAGGGGTAGACGGAACTTACGCGACTGTGTTCAGAGCGTCGTCGCGGCTCCCCCTCGGGTACCTAGAGTACATTCGGAAAGCGAGTCTGTCGGGGCCCAAGTGCAGGCATATCGAGGAAGGCGACGAGGTGTACTGCGTGGAGTGCGCGCGACGCTGGGGTGTCACTGAGAAAATCGAATGCGGAGAGGGGCAGGCCAAGAAAGTATGCTACCAATGCGATTCGAAGGTGCACTACCTGTTCGACGACGGGCGGTGCGGGAAGTGCACTAGGCTCTCACCAGAAGAAGTGAAAGGAGAAGAGGAGAATTTGTCATGAAAATCAAAGGGCTATATAAGTACAAGGAGCACGTACCTCGGCTTCTTGCTAAGTTCATTGAGTCTACGTTCGAGACTCAGGACAGGAGCGCTGTTCAAAAAGTGCTCTATGTTTCGCACCGAGATACCTACCAAGAGTACCTAAGAGCGAGGACCGCCGCAGCGAGGCTACTCTACCTCTGCGGGCGAGAGTTCCAAGAGAACGTGGCGACAGTGTACAGTAGTGACTGGCTTTACGATAAATCACGGTGGGACTCGTGGCTGAGGGCGCTCCCCATCCCCGTGGAAGGACTACGACCCGCGATAGTGATTGATGGCGGGTCCCACATCCCCCTAGAGCAACTGATGAGCTATGGGGGAGGGGTGATTGTGCTCTTCAGCCACCCGCACTCCATGCCAGTGTGGGAGGTTGACTCAATTTCACTAGAAGCATTGGAGGACGCGCTCAAAGGGATGGAACGAGACGTCATCACCCGTGGGAGAGAAGCGGAAGCGGCGAGTTTCAGGGCGAGGTTCCGCTTGTTCTGGGAAGCCGAACGGAAAATAGAACGGGACCTCGCACTTCCTCTTAGTATGTATAAGGAAATCATGCACCAAGAGATGGAGGAACAGGGGGCGCAGGGCTAAATCGCAGAGGTCGTTGAATAAAAGGCAACACGAGAGTATTGTAGGGGGTCCCCTGAGGCCCCTTTGAAGGAGAAAAAAGATGTCTGCATTGTTGAAGATTTTCGAAGCAAACGGAGACTCATACCGAGCGGCCGCTGCTCGCCTCGGCTACGACCAAGGCTATTTGCATCGGATATGTAATGGAGCGCCCCTCTCTGCGAAGCTGGCGATGAGAGTGAACGAGGTGTACGACCTCACCGAAAAACAAAAAGTTGCCCTGTTTCGAGAGATAAAAACCATCAGCAACCTTGATGAAAATTTGATGGCCTCTCTCGGCGAAAGATTTGCTGAGCTAGTTTAGCCGGAGAGCGCCATGCAAGTAGATAACGCTACGTTTTTACGGGCCATCTTCGGGGGGCAAGCCCGCCGGGCTCACGTCACCT